AAGAGTAAATAATAACCAACAAACATTAAAAATTGTTGCAAGACAAGCTGAAAGAGATTTAGATATTATTGACGGTTGTTATGTTTTAGTGACAAGAAAATGGGCTATAAAAAAATTAGATCGCCCTGATGAATTAACAGGTGCAACAAAAGAAGCAGTTATGAGTATTGAAAAAAGTAAATTAGATGAAATTATAAGAGTTCACCCAATTCAATGTAGTATAATTGCAAGTGATGAAGCAGTTCTTGGTATAGGTGCAGATGGTAAACCACGATATATATGCCCACAATATCAACATAGAGATACAGTTTTAGAAACACCAGTTTGTCCAAAATGCGGTTGTAAGGCATTTAACGCATTTATGGAAACTAACAGTGTTCCTTATGGAGTTCCATTAAGTAGTCCAAAGAAGATGTATTATAGTCAAAAAGAAGTAATTTGGATTCCGGGAAAATATTATCCTGATGTTTTATATGGAAATTCCCCAATTCAATCAGTATGGAAGAAAGTATTATCATTAATGTTCCAAGATGAATATATGTGGAAATACTTTGATAAGGAAAGACCACCAAAAAGTTTGTTAGTTATGGGTAGTAGAAACCAAGAATCAGTTGCAGCTTTCATGGAAAAACAACGTCAAGGTGCAAGACAAGATCCATATATGCCTAGACCGATATTACTAAATACTGAAAATGTAAGTCAAGCACTTCAATTTGTTGATCTTACACCAAACTTTAAAGAACTTGAATTAACTGAAATGAGAAAAGAACTAAGACAAATTATATCAACTGTATATGGTGTTCAACCATTATTCTATGGTGAGCAGGCTAAAGCAGGATTAGGAAATGAAGCACTTCAGGTTACTCTTACAAACAGAACTATTAAATGGTTTCAAAGATTTTTGAACGAGCAGTTCTTTGATGAGGTTAGCAATATAATGGAAATATATGATTGGAAAATTGAATTAGTAACAAGTGAAGAAATTGATGAACTTAGAGAGGAACAGGTTAGAGGACAAAAGATCGATAACACTGTAAAATTATATGGTATGGGATTTGACGTTGCATTTGATGGCGAGAATAATATATTAGTATCACAATATCCAAACCCTGAAAAACAAGAAATGATGATGGGTGGTGGAATGGGTACAGGTGAAAATATTGGCGGTGGAAAAAATGATAAAACAAAATCAAGTTCACCTAAAAAAGAAGGTGAAGCACAAAAATTTGATGGTGAACCAAAAATTGCACGACCAAGTGATATAGGGGGAACAGGTGATAGTAGTCCTGCAAGTGGAACAGGAACTACATTAAGTAACAAAGCAGAATTAGTCAAAAATATTAAAAAAGGTATGAATCAATCAGAATGGGATAAATTTTTAAAGGAACAGGTTGATAAAGATTAATGAAATACAACTGTCCTTATTGTGATTTTACTACTCAAAATGAAGGATCTTATCATTTAAGAGTTGAAGATATGGAAAAAATCTTTAAACATGAAAAAACACACAAGGAAAATGCAATCTGATACTGAATTATTAAAGGAAATAAAAGAATATATGGATAAAAAGCCATACGCAACTGCATATAATATTGTTCAATATTTTCAATCTAAGGGAATACACCCTGAGAAAATCTTATATATCCTTAAAGAGATAGTTGGATAATGGGTAAAAGATTTGGTTGGACAGATGATGATGGATTAGATTCTAAGGATAGAATTAGAGTAAATGATCTAAAAGAAAAGGCAAAAAAAGAAAATCAACATACAAAAAATTTAAGACAACGTGTTCAAGAAGATGAACAAACAAAAATTAACCAATATAGTGAAGGCTATTGTTATGGTTGTAGCACTTATGATAAGGTAATTAGTACATTGATCTATATGTGTGGTGAGTGTATGGAAAAAAGAGGAACAGAAGGATTAATGTGTTTAATAACTAAAAAAACAAGTTATGAATTATGTGATATACACGCAGATTGGGTTTTTAATGATTCATGGCAAATAAATTGTTCTTTATGTGATAAATGTATGAAACGATTATCTTTAGTTCATAAAACATATAGAAAATCAGGTGGAAGAAATAATGCACCTGATGAAATAATTAAAAGAAAATTTTATGCAAGAAATCCCGGTGAATATATAGGAAATGGAATAACTAGAGATCAAACTAAAGACCAAAGATTTTCTAGAGGTTAATTATTCCAACTGTTTTTCTGCTTCTTTAATTTTATATTCTAATTCTGCAATTTTATTTAATTGTTCAACTCTTGATGGTTCATCATCCATATCTTCCCAATGAAATTTAACAGTTTCAGTGTTATAATCAATTATCATGTGGATTGAGTTTGTACTAAAATCATAATACCATTCACCCATTAATGTCATTTTTTTATGTGGTAATTTAGCACCATAATAAAGACATTTTTTTGCAAATAATGGCTTTGACCAAGGTAATATTGATTTTTTTATTTCAATTCTTTTTTCTTCACTATTATAAAATATATAATTTCTTGTTACATGAAATGGTTCATTATTAAATCTTGTTTTATTTGTAGTTCCAACTCCGGGGTGTATATGAACATATCTTTTATTCAAATTTAAATTATCTTGAGCCATTTGCATTTGGGTATAAAACCAAAATGCGTGGTTTTCAGGTATATCTACACTTGTAATTTCCTGTCTATCAGTTCTACTCCCTGAAAAAGGGTGTTTTTTATTGTATGTATATACATTATCATAAACATAAAAATCCATGAGTAAATATAATTAAACCTTTATATAACCCTTTCTTTTTTACTATATATGGAAAGGCAGGATTTAGCACTACTAATAGTAGCACTATCTCTAATCTCAGCAGTAGTATTTGTTGGGTGGGGAGCTGTAAAAGGACTTCTATTAGATCCTGAAGTTCAGATGACAGCTGAACAATATGGAACAATATTCACCTTCGTATTTGGCATTATGATTGGATCAGGTCTAACATATTTGGGAATTAGAGCAGGTCAAAACCAACAATCATCAATAGGTCAAGCATAAACGGTATAAAATTCTTCAACATTATTTTTATATACTATTACAGGTTGTTTCATACATGGTAGAATATGTAGAATTTCCCGATTTCATAACAAAGGGTATAGAAGTCGATACAGTGGATGAACGTAGGATCTTTAAAGGTCATATAACTGCTGAAATCATTGATAGACAACAAGAGTTCATTTTTGTTAATGAAGTTATGAAAATTATGGAAACCTTCATGTCAGTAAATCCAGTTATATCAGATTATCATAGTAATAGAATGGTAGGAAAGGTTCTTGCTTATGAGAAATCAGAATATCAGGGTGTTCCAACTGTCTTAATTACAGGTGAAGTTTACAAAAAAGATGGAGTTACATTATATGATAAAGTTTGGGATAAGGTTGTAAAAGGTGAATATGCAGGATTAAGTATGGGTGGAGCAAGCAAAGAACGTGAACCAATAGCCAAAGATGGTAAAATGGCATTAGAATTAAGAAAATTAGAGTTATATGAAATAGCATTATGTGATACACCAGCTAACCCATTTGCAATTATTGAGGAAGTAAACAAGTTTGCAAAGGCAGTTGGACTAGAAAAAATGGTTAAAGAACACCAAGAAAGACAACAAATTAGGTGTAATAGCATACATTGTAAGTTTGAAAAAGCAAATAGTGTATATACAAACAGTGGTACAGATGCTAGTAACCCTGTAGATGCTAATGGAACAGATATAAATGTAGATGATGATTTAGACCATGATTATAAAGGTGAAGAAGATAAGTGCGGTATTTGCGGTATATCCAAGACTAAACATGGATTAAAACCATTTGATAAACCAGTAGAAAAACTAGATTCTAAGACTTTAGTACAAAGATCTGCTGAAACAAGAGCAGATAATGTAGGTGAATCAACTGGAAGTCCAAAACAAGTTAATGATTTAATGAATACAATTCCAAAAATACCTGCAAACAATAACGTAAAACAAATTCCACTTCAACGTGTTAAAAAAGACCATATTCCAAGCACACCTGAGAGTGTAGAAGAAGAAGCAAGAAAGAAAAACAAAGAAATGGAAAAAGATCAACCAATAGGTGATATAGATGCTAAAGGTAATTTCCCTCAACAACCAAGACAAAAACCAAACACAATGACTGATTCAAACAGTAATGTAAACAAAATGATTAAATATTTTGGGGTTGACACTGTTAAAAAAGCCATTGAAGAATATGAAACAATAGAATATTTGAAAACATTAGCAAGAAAATACAGTATATAATTCTTTTTAATTTTAAAAATTATATTTATATACTAGAAATATTTTTTATATATAATAACATGACACAAGAAACTACAAAAACAGAAGAAATTTCTGAAATTCAAAAATCAGATGATTCTTCCGTAACATCTATTCTTGCACAATTAGTTAAAGCACAAGAATCTAGAATTGATTCCTTCGAGAAAAGATTCGATGGTCTTGAAACTTTAATTAAAGAGCATAACAAGAATCCAGTTGACAAAGGTGTTGAGGATGATACTCAAAAACCAGCAGTTCAATCATCTAATGATGTCGGTGATCCTGACAAATTAGGCGAAACTTATGCACCTTCACCAAAAGCTCAAGCTTCTATCGTTCAACCACAACCAAATGAGGTTGCAGAATCAAAAGACGATGCTTCTAGTTTAACTATGGGCAAATCTGATGATGGTGAGGACAAAAAAGAAGATGAGAAAAAAGAAGAAGTTGCAAAAACTGAAGATTCTGAAGATAAAGATGATAAAAAGGAAGAAGTCAAAAAATCTGATGAAGTAGATTCTGAATACGAAATTGTAAAGACTGTAAGACCAGCTTTAAGAGCTAGAGATGACGAATCAACCACACCAACAGGCTATCAAATCTTGAAAGCCATTTCAGGCGGTTGGAACGGACAAACATCTAGTGCAGAAGAAGCACTCGTTATAGCATACAACAAACTAGAAAACGGTGAGTTTGGTAACGGACTACCGGGGGGAGCATATTAAATTGTCAACCTATCTAGGACTACGTTCAATCGATGAACTAGTAAACTATACCTATAACAGAACTCCTGATGAAATTTTAAAAGCAGGTTTCAGTACAACTGATCCGGGTGCAGGGGGCAACTATAACCCACTATTCGGAGCTATGGCATGGGCAAACTTCAACATGGAAGCAAACATATTCGCAGCTTTGCCAAAATATGTTTGGGATTTCTCAGGTTGGCGTATATTTTCAGCAAAGGCAGCTAATTTGCCAACTGTAAATGACAAAGTTCATGGATATGGTGGTACTGTAGAAGGTGGTCAAATCTCAACAGCTGTTAAACCAACTGTTAAAGAAGTCACCGTCAAACCAAAGACTCTACAATATGTATTCGAAGCTTCTGAGTTATTAGAACAGCTTGTAGATAATTCTAGAGATGATAACTACGGATCTCTTGCACAGCAAAGAGTTTACGCTAGTGATCAATTTAAGGAAAGAGTTAACAAAATGCTCACTGACATTCCAGTTAATGTAGCACAAGATAACACTAACCAAAGATTAAATCTAGAATCATTAGATAGAATTGTTGCATCCAAAGCAGAATGGACTTTCGAGGCTCATAACGTTGTCGCTGACAACTATGATCCATGGACAAGTGCAAACGGTAATGGAATTGACAGATCTACAACAACATACGACTCCACTGTAAAATCACCTTCAGGTACAATCGGTACAAAAGATGTACTAACTGATGCAGTTATTAGAGATGTACTTGCAGATGTGAGAATTGCAGCTGGTAAAGAGCCAACAGTTATGATTGGTGGACAGGATACATATTCCGAAGTTCAATCAATCTATATGAACGCTTATCGTATTCAAAACACAGCTGATCTCAGAACAGAATTTAGCGTAGGCGTAAACGGTGTTGACACATTCACTGGTACAGGTGCAGGATTACATATATCCACAATATATGGACTTCCATTCATTCCTTCAAAGGATACACCACAATCAGCAGAAGGTGAAGTAGATGACTTGCTCATCTTAAACACTAGTGCAGATAAGAACGCTCCAAATAAACCATTATGTGGTATTCAAGTATTGAAACCAATCGTTTATTATGAAGCAGGCAAAAGACAACAAGGCTATCCATTCATTAACGAAGCTTTCACAGATAGAGCTTTGTATAATATGTTAGCAGAAACAACTTGTCGAAACTTTAAAGCACAAGCCAAAATTAGAGATATAGCTTCAGGAATTTAGAAAACTTAAAATTTCCCTTTTCTTTTTTTTATTCATTTTTAAAAAATCT